GCTCTTCGACCTTTGGCTAGTTTGCCAATGTTACCAAGCGCCTTACGTGCTCGAGCCGCTGAGGCTTTTACATTCTTTTCTTCAAATGATGCGTGTTCTTTTAAGTAAGCTTCGTATTGTTCTACGATTTCATCGTGCTTTGACATATATCTTCTCCTTGGTTTATTAAAAATTATATCGATATGTACTATTATGTATGTTTAAATGCAGGTTCTATTATAAAATGTGGCTTTAAAGTGGTTAAAATGACTAAGATATCTTTTTTGGACGGTAACATTTGAGTAAATTGGTATCATGTCTAGTACCATTAGTATGGTAAGCACCTTTACCACCTTCTTTACCGTTAGGGTTGTAAGGACTTTTAACAGAGCCCTTCCATGAATGAGTAACTGCTCCCTTTGATGGATTATTATTGTTAGTTGCTTTGTCACTTTGGTTCCCACCAACAAATGACATACGACCATCTTCATTAGAGTAAACAAAATTTACATGTGAATAACTCCATAGTGCAATGTCACCACATTTGGCCTCTGCAATTGGAATTTCTGTTGCTTCATACTTTGCAGTTTTATCTCTAATGTCAAATGCTCTAGCACTTTGAACATACTTGTATCCAGTCAGCTTTAAAACATAATTTACAAATCCTGCACACCAGGCAGTTTGATCCGTTTTCCAAACTGCATTATTTCTAAATCCTAAACTATCCCATATAGCTAAAATTTTAGGATTACTTGCGCCGCCAAACATTCCTGTTTCGTCCCATAGGTCATTACTTGATTCTAATAGATACTGATTTAATACACCATCAAATGGATGACATATATCCGAGTATACTTGTGCATCGACGTTCTCTATAGCCAAGCCTTCAATTGCCGGCTCTCCTAATGCAATTTCATCTGGTGGACTAGCATAATTTTCTTTAACTTGTTCGTCCTGATCAATTTGCGGTGGAAAAATAACCTTAACAGGTGGTTCGGCAATATATATTTGGACTACTGCTTCAATTTTAGCCATTGTAACTGGAGGAATAACTACTATAGGATCACTATTTGGATCACCTGTATATACGTTTGGAGATCCTTGATCTGTGTCTGGACCACAATGTGGTGGAATAGGACAAAGAGCATCTGCATTAGCTGTGTCGGGTGTGTGATTTACTGTAAGAATGTTATCAGCATAAACTTCATTTGAATGAGCTATTAAAGCCCCATCGCCATCTGTATTAGGATCTGCATCTACAGATACTAATAGGTTATTAGCATACACATCTGCATTACCTGTAACAGTTGTAGTGGCGCCACATATACGGGCATCTGTATCTCTATGAATCGGAGCATCTGGCATGCTAGTATTTATTTAAACAATAAGTGACGGCTTGTCTGGGACCACCAATGATGATGTTTGTTTGCGATATGCATCAGCAAAGTTTTCGTTTGTAAGCGTCAGTAATGTGATAGCTTCATGCTTAATAGTATAAGACTTATCAACATCAGCAGTAAATAGAAATTGTTGCAATCCAATACCTTTTTCAGTAGCAACTATTGTTAAAGGTGTACTAACTTTAACCATATGTTCGTTTTCTTCTTCTAACCTACCAACTAGCTCTTCACCAGACTTTAGTTTCATAGTAACTACATCATTCACTTTATAATTTGTTTCAATTAGCACATTTAACTCCTATTGTTTAGTTGTCACGCCACATGTCGTGATCTTGATAATATTGTTCTAGTTCTTTATATCCACCTACATACTTACCATGCAAGATAATTTGTGGTGCAGATTTCGGCCTAGGCATTCCATTTACTTCAAATTCTTCAAATAGTTTTTCTACACTTATATCTTTACCAATTGTTATTTCAGTATAAGGAATCCTAGAATTACTTAGTAACTTTTTAGCTTTAGTACAGTAAGGACAGTTAGGCTTACTATATATTACACTTGGCAACTTCTCTTGTAACATTGTTTTCTTTCTCCATATATTGATCCCAAACATTTTCCCAGGCATGTTTACATCGTGAACATCTGAATGTTTGTATTACTTTATTATTTACGTGCTCTAAACTAAATCCGCAATTCTTAGAAACATGATCTTGTTCGTACTCTTTGCATCTTGGACATTCTTGAAACGGTATAACACGGTAACTCCCGTAAAACGGCATTGTCTTCCCTTTATTAAGACTGTTATAGTTTAAAATTATTTTTCTATACTTATATTCCACTTATCTTTTAAGCTAAGAATTACAATTGCAGAAGCAATAAGAACTATTGATAGTGACTCATATACTAATGCAGTAGGGTCCATTTCTTTTCCTTGTAAAATAATAAATCGGGCCAATGCCGTTATGGCAATTAAAAGAGGCAAGTGTATACTAATAGATTGTTCTTGCCAAAATACTCGAACCATAGCCACTACTTCGAGATATAAAAACATCAAAAGCAAATCAGCTAATGATACTGTTCCATTTATAAACATTGTTTTTATTTCAATTCCTACAGCTATTATCGTGCTCATCAAAATAATACTTAACAAACCTAATTGTAGATGCTTTATGAATTTTTCCATGTTAGTTTATAATTTAAATTCTTTGAGGTCGCCTTGCATTTTCTCATCAATGTCATGTTTAATGCCACCTATGATATAGGACTCAATCTCTGTTTCCTGAGGAGCTACTTGTAGTCCTGAACTACTTAACCAATGTTGTGTCCAAGGTAATGGATTTGTATTCAGGGGTCGATCATAAAGGGCTTTATAACCTAATGCTTTTAGTCTTCGGTTAGCAATGTATTCAACATACGCATGTAATAAGTTTTCGTTTAATCCGATAATGGATCCTTGATTGAATAGATAGTTAGTCCATGCTTTTTCTTCTTCTACACATTCTTTCCACATTTCATATACTTCATCTTCACACTCAGCAATGATACTTTTCATTTCAACATCATCTTCACCTTTCATCCAATGTTTAAGTATATGGCTTGTAAGATTTAAGTGTGTTGCTTCGTCTCTAGCAATTAAGGAAATAATCTTAGCTGACCCTTCCATCATTTTTAATTCACCAAATGCAAATGTACATGCAAATGATACATAAAAACGTAGTCCTTCTAAAATATTAACATTCATCATTGCAAGGAATAGTTTCTTTTTAACTTCACGCATGGTACCTTGTTTATGATGCATAAAGTTATCAACGGCAAGAGTAAACTCATCATAGTTTTTTGTAACACTCTCTGCTCTTTTAATAATTTCTTTATCGTCTAAGATTGTATCTAGTATTTCTGTAGGATTAGCATATACATTTTTCATAATATGTGTGTATGCTCTACTGTGAATAGATTCAAAAAAGTCCCAAGTAATAATGCACCCTTCTAATTCTGGAAGTGAAACATAAGGCAAGAAAGCTAATGCTGGTCCTCTGCCTTGTACACTATCTAATAGAGTTTGATACTTTAAGTTACTAGTAAAGATATGTTTTTGTTCTGGTCTAAAGTTTTGAAAGTCTGAACGATCTTTTTGTAGACTTACTTCTTCTGGACGCCAAAAGTATCCAAGCATAGTTTGATTAAGTTTATCAAACTCAGGAAATTTAAATACGTCGTACCGTTGTACGTTTTGTGCCGCCCCAAAAAACATTGGCTGTTTGGTGAAGTCGATTTTCTCTTTATTGAATACTGTTTTGGAAGTCATTTTATAATCCAGTTAATTTATATTACGCAACTTTCACATTCATCTTCAGATTGCTTAGTAATGTCTAGTTGGGGTTGAAATGAGTTAGGTGTGCTTTCGGAAGCTACTTCGATTGGAGTTTCAGTTGCATCAACTTTAAAGTCGTATGTATTTTGATAATAAGATGTTTTCCACCCTAGCTTATATGTCATTAGCATATCTTGGATCATTGTACTCATTGGTACTTCGTTATTTTCAAAGTGCGTTGGATTGTAACTCCAGTTACCGCTAATAGCTTGATCAAAGAATTTTTGCATTACCGCAACAATATTAATGTAGCCTTCGTTACTAGGCATGTCCCATAATAATGTATAGTAATTTTTTAAAGTTTGATACTGCGGAACAATCTGCTTAAGAGGCCCTTTTTTGCTTTTCTTAACGGACAAGTATCCTCTAGG